GGTATTGACGCTGTTCTTCATCTTGGCAATGGAACGCCATGTGAAAAGAAGCGCAAGATCGATTCTTGTTTTCTCACCTTCTGAGAAGTTGGCATAAGAAAACTCATCACGATACCGAGACTTGATGACTTCATTGAAATTCTCGTCAATGTTGAAGTTGACAAAGAAGCCCATCTGAGCCAGATACTTATTGATATGCTTGTTGATAATAGGAAGATATTGCTTGACGATCTTGGTCTTGATACCACCATCTTTCAACAGATTGAGGGCCGTATCAATATACTTACGATCATTCAACAGGTCTTCTCTTTCTGTTGAAAGATGAGCAATCTCTGCTATCGTTTGATCAAGCTCATTCTGATTATCAATCACAATCTTATCTGAATTGTCTATATCAACAATCTGATCCTCAAGATCATTGATCATAGAACTCAGGTGCATTTGCTGGTTTCTCTTCACCACAATATCATTTTTTAGATTATCATTCTTCTTTATGATGATATCAACTTCATTAATAGAATTGATAGCATCATCAATCTGCACACCAATATCAGACAAACCTTTATCTAGTTCGGCAATCTTAGTTTCAGTCTCTTTGACCTTCTCTTTCTTGAAACCTTGCTCCAAGCCTTGTAAACAAGTTGGGCAGGTATCATTGTCGCAGAAGAAAGAATGTTCTTTCCTGAACTTGCTGAGATTAGCCTCAATCCTAGCCTGAAAAGAGACCAGTTTTCTATGTCTATCCTTGAGTTTTGATTGATCCGTGATTTGGGAAAACAGTTGCTCTCTTTCTTTTTCCAACTCTTCAATGTCTGACCTGAGCCTATCATAGGACGATCTCTGAATCTCAATCTGATGTTGAAGATGTTTCTTTTTCTCCTCGTTATTGTTTTTAAGGTTTGCGAGCGTCTTCTCAATGTACACCTTCTTTTCTTCTTTACCACTCATCTCAATACGATTACGTTCAAGCATGTCTTTGTTGGCCAAAAGTCTTTGCTTGGTGATCACATTCATGAGGGAAAAGATTTGAATGTCTAGTAGGTCTTCGATAACTGTACGACGATCAGCAGGAGATAGCTGCATGAAAGGAGTGAATGAAGCAGAACCAAGAATGACAATCTGGGTGAAAGACTTATAGTTCATCTTGAGAATGAACTTTTCTAAGTGTTCTTGATAGTCTTTACTGGCTGAGTCCTGATTGAGTAGTGTATCATCACAATAGATTTCAAACACATTTGGCTTGATACCACGAATGATCTTATATTCTTTACCGTTGGTCTTGAACTCAATCTCAACCACACAGTTCTTTTCATTCACAGAGTTGACAAGGCCAGGCTTGTTCACTTTGCGGAATGGTTTACCAAACAGTGCGAAAGTCAACGCATCAAGGATGGTTGATTTACCAGCTCCGTTTTCACCAATGATGAGAGCATTGGCTGTTTCGTTTAGTTTGATTTCAGTAAAGGCATTACCAGTTGAAAGTAGATTCTTCCAACGAATCACACGAAAAATAATAATGGGACTATCTCCTTTTTTCGTATATCGACTTGGCTATATCAAATTGATTACCTATAATATAACCTTTAGATATCAAATACTCAGCCTGCTCAATATACACCAATTTGTCTTTCATGTCAAGTTGATCCCATCTCAACTTTCTAGCAGAAGTTTCTTGCCCTTCTGGACGTTTTCTTTCCATGGTATCATCCTCAAATTTTCTAGTCTTGCTATTTCTTCTGGAGGAATGTTATTATCAAATCCATATCTAACAGGAATGATATGGTCCAATTGATAACCATCTTCAACACCCGCAACCGTTCTAGGTAGATTATCTGGATTGATGAACGATACATTCTGTTCGTAGATTGTTCTGGTCAATTTATGAACTCTGTTAGCATATCGTCTATACGCTGGAGTATCTTCTTTTTTGAGCCTGTTGCGGTAATAGTCTTCTTGCATATAAGACTTATCGACATTCTTCAAGGTCTCTCGAAATTCTTCACAGGCAAATTGACAAGTTCTAGAACAGTATTGTCTTTGATACTTCTGTTGTCGCATAAAAGGTGTACCACAAACTTTGCAATTAGCAGGAACAGAAGTTCTTATGGTACCTGTCTTATTACCTCTGCGCTTATTGAGGCCCATCCTTTGCCTTAGAACTGATAGATAACCTTTACTATAACCTAATAAAATGGCGATTTCAGCATCAGTTTTGGTATCATCAGTCAAAATGCTTATCTTTTCTTCTTTTGTCATAATCGCATCCTCCATAGGATACAACTATTTAGTATTTTTCAGTCGATAACGACATCGAAATCTTGTTCGTCATCATTGTTCATTCTACAGCTCTCCTAGCCTTTTCTAAGCATTCAGTATAATAGTTTGCTCTCGAATCTGGAACAAATGATATCACAGTAGGTGAAACTTTCCAATACCATTCCTGCTTGTCGCTATTCCACCAGAGAGCTTTGTAATATGTTTTTTCTTCATAGACGTGCTTGACAAAGTAGTAAGCGGAAAATGACGGCTTATAATCAGGATAAGCTAAGAAATTCATCACTTTTTTCCATCCTCTATCACCACATCCGCTTGAATACTATATCTCTTTTCATTCATCCTGCCACCGCAACTTCGACAATAGAACCATGTCCAACCCCATCCGTTGTCGTGGAAGTTACCCTCTACATGCCCAATCTTTTCACAATCTGCAATCAAAGTAGCACGTTCGGCAGAAAACTTTTTGTTATGTTCCTTCAGAAGTTCTTCACGTTCTGCACGTTCACGACGATCAATGTCTACTCTGCGGTGCCATATTTCAGATGCCATCACTTACTCCATTACTACGTCCTTCAATCTGCGAACTCTACCTGCAATGCTTCATTATAGATATCTTTCATGAAGACTTTCATTCTATCATTATCTACAGGTAATGTCAAGCCTGAAATGTAGGTATCTAAGATTGATTGTGTATCTTGAGCCTGATCAATCTCACCACCTTCTTCATTGTCCTTGAATGATGAGATATCTTCGATGATTGAGATATCAAGAGGGCCTACCTTGTATAACTTATCTAACATCATGTCGAAGGCATAAGGATTCGTCTTGTTTACACATACTACCTTGACATAACAGTTAGAACAATGACTATAATCGGCCTTGTTGATCTTCTCAAGGATATCGGTATACTTAACATCATCATAGGCCAGCATCTTGAAGATGACATTGTCATTTTGATAAAATTCTACCTGTCTAGTTTTCGTATCCAACACAGAGAACCCTCTTGGGTCATTGTAGTCAGACCAAGTATATTCAGCAAAAGCTCCAAGGTAATGAATATTATCAGCAGAGGACCTGTGATGATAATGACCAGTGTAAACAGCTCCAAAGCGGTTGAAGACATTGCGATCCATGCCATGGTCACTAACAGACCCGCGAAACATTTCAAACCCGTTGAGTTCGAGGTGACCCATAAGGATTTCAGCAGGCGTTCTAGTGATTGCTTCGATTGACTCATCATAATTGGACTCCGTGATCCAAGGTAGAAGTTGTATCTTCAGGCCATCAATTTCAATAAGGTGAGGTGTGTCATAGATCATGATGTTCTTATAGCGACCTTCTACAATCTCACGAAGAGCATTGATCTTATGAGTGTTCTTGTAGTATTCATCATGATTGCCTGCAATGATATGTGTGATGATACCACGTTTCTCCAATTCTTCAAGGAAGTCTTTACGACAACGCATAGCCGTCTGAAAGTTGATATATTTTCGGCGGTCGAAAAGATCACCAAGATGAATGACATGATGAATTTCTTGTTCTCTTATGACTCGCCAAAACTGTTCTAGTGAGCGTTTGAAATAGTCATAGAAAACTGGGGAATCATTCCTGATGCCCCAGTGTGTGTCAGTGATAAGAGCAATCTTCATGCGCTGAGTTTCTTCTTCGCGTCTTGCTCGGCCTTTCTGACCGCTGCATCACAATAGTCACGGATGGTTTCAAGACGAAGAACATA